CAGATGATGAGGATTACGTAGACGACGCAGAGGATGAGGATTACGTAGACGACGCAGATGATGAGGATTACGTAGACGACGCAGAGGATGAGGATTACGTAGACGACGCAGATGATGAGGATTACGTAGATGAGGAAGACGCAGACTCAGATGATGATATGGCATTTGAGGATGATCCAAACGATGAAGATTATGTCTTCCACGACGATTGTTATTATCAGTAAATCTATTCAATAAAATCACTTACATCATCATCACTTCCCATTAAAACTTCTTCTTCAACCTTTTCAACTTCTGTAATATCTTGTTCTTTTGAAGATGACATATCTGGAACGTAGGGACACACTACAGATGTTCCAGGTAGTACGTCTTCTGTTGTTTTAAGTGTAAGAGCCATTGTTGCGACATACACACCCTTTCTGTATTCAGCCTTCATAGGCAACTTTTCTTGTTTCACAATCACGTTCACAGGAGTGTTCGGTCTTGTGTATTTTTTGAGAACATCTACCGCAGGATATTCATGAACTCCATGTTTGAAACCAATCGAAGAATGGAAAAGAACTGCGATAAGTTCGTCTTTTGCAAGTTTTTTCTTAAAACATAACTGTCCATTTTTCTCCATTAAGGTTTCTTCGTGAAGTGTTTTATATTCAATATCTGGGGCTTCTTTTGTGACATCTGTGGTATCAACTCCATAATAATTTGAAAATGCTGCAGCAACATCGCTAACTGTATCTAAACTTGAGACTGGTTCTTCTTCCTCCTTCTCGTCTTCTTCCTTCTCGTCTTCCTTCTTCTCGTCTTCTTCCTTCTCGTCTTCTTCCTTCTCGTCTTCTTCCTTCTCGTCTTCCGCCTTATCCTCTTCCGCCTTCTCATCTTCTTCCTTCTCGTCTTCTTCCTTCTCCTCCACTTCCCCTGTCATATCATCTCCCTCGTCTTCCACTTCACTTGTCATATCATCTTCTCCTACTATCTCCGCATCTGGTGTTGTTGATTCAAAAGACAACATATCATCTGTAACTTCTTCAACAGTATCTTCTTGTTTTTTTGTAGTCTCCTCGGGCTTTCCGATAATCGCATCACGAAGACCTTCTAATGAAAAAGGGGCTACATCTTCATCTCTAGCACCACCTTTTTGCGATGCTCTCCTAGTTCTGTTTCTTGCTCCCCCATAACGACCTCTTCCATTTTTACGAGTATACATCTATTATATATATCTAAAGATCGTCAATATCTACATCTTCTTCCTCTTCTTCGGCTTCATCCGTAAATACAAACCCTCCCCTATCATCGTCAGCATCGTCAGCAGTAGGTTTATCAGAAGTCTCAATTTCAACATAATCCTTAAACTTTTTAGGGATTCTTGATTGTCGATATAATATTTTTGCCTGATCTTCGTAATAACATTCTAACACATCAACCTTCTCCCTGCGGTTATCACCTTTACCAACCATCGTGCTTGATAGACAACCATCTCTTCCCGATACAAGAACAATAGACCCCGGATGAAATGGAACCCTTCTCTTACGAAGAACTCCACGAATTTTACCAAGTGCTCTTCGCGGAGTAGATGTTGAATCTTTAGCAATCATAAGTTCAATCAGACCATTACCCAATCTAGATGTTACAATCCCATATTCTTGTTCGTCATCGGCATAATTAATAGGACCTGGTTCAACAGGTCCCTTGTTTTTTCGTTTCTTGTATGCTTTTCCACCAGCAGTGTTTTTAGGCATTACTGTTTTTGTATAGTTTTAGTTTTAGTGTAGTGTTAGATTTCAATTTATTTTTTCTTATCGTCGCTGAAGTCCACAAAAGTCCAAATAATCCAAGTAATACAAGAGAAAGTAATCCAAAAATAATAGCCCAGGAAAATCCAAATCCAAATATTGGTGTTTTAATACCCTTTCCAATCTGTCCACCACCTGTAATACATCCTTCAATACGAACACTTGTATCTGTAGGGCATTTCATAGAAGTAAATGCAATGCCTCCGCGAACAAATGGATTTTTACCCATTAATGAATTATACGCCCCTGCCATAGTATCATGAATAGATACTGGTGCTGCATAATACCACGACATATATAACATTATTGGAGTGAGTGCCATAAACAGTCCAACAAATCCAAAAGAACCCAATATATCTTCGGTTCTTCTGGAAGAAGCAAAACTGGTAATGTAGTATATATACAAAATAACTATCCATAATATATTCATTTTACCAACACCACTTGAAAAGGCTTCAGAACCATTGAAACCATATGATAATAGAATATATAGAACGGGGTAAATGGGAATCAATGATATTATTGGTGTCACAGCAAATAGAATAAACAAGGATATAATTTTGAGGAAAAGGTTATAATTATGTGGTCGGTCACGTTGCACGTAAAGTATGTCAGGATAATGTGTTCCAAATAACTGATCATAGGATTTTCGTATAGCGTCCTGCGATACGCTCATCTATATTGTTTGAATAAACGATTACCTTGTTTTAGCGATCATATCCCTTTTCTTAAATGCAATACATACTTCTAATGAATATTTACTATAAACATCATCTTCATCCATAATATAATCATCGTCTTCATCGTCTTCAGTTCTGGGAATTGAGATTCTATAATCAACGTATGTTTGTGACAACACCTTTTTACGAAATTCATATTCTTGCATCGGTGAGATTAGTTTTCGTTCTAAATAATATCGTAGAACCCGTTCAAACATTGTAAATTTTAGAATTTCTAATCTCATTTTTCTAAAGAAATACCCTATCTTTTTAAGATTTGGCGAATATTCTTTTATTTTTTTCATATAATAACGGATAGCCTCATCTTTTAATTCCTCGATTTCGCTCATTTTGTGAGAATACATATATATCAACTTCAAATGTCAATTAAGGAAACGCCGTGTCTAATTATAGATGTCAATACGACCCGAAGACTCGGCAAGTCAAACAGAAAATCTTAAAGAAAGAAACGAGAGGTTTATGAGAGAAGAGACCCCTATGTCCCAAGAAACACAGGCAGTAATAGCAACAAGATTGAGGGGTAATGTAAAGTCATATATCACAACGTGTGACCAACTTAAAAAGGTCCTTGCAGCAGCACGAGAACTCCGCAAAGAGAGGAAAAATCTGGAACGAAACTTAATTAGTGATATGTCAGCACTAGAAGTTGAAAACTTACAGTTGAACCAGGGACAACTTGTAGCAAAACGTTCAATGCCAAAAGTCCCGCTTACAAAATCTGCGGTCTTATCTGCTCTTTCTAAAAACTTACCGGATCAAGACCTTGTTACGAATATTATGGATATTTTATACAATAAACGAGACAGGTATGAGAAAGTTGAACTCAAGCATAATTCTAAAAAGCAAACATAGATGGATATCTTAGAACAGATCAAGCGAAATATTGTTCTTGAAATTCCAATTGAGGATCACACAATATACTTCAAACCCATGGGCGATGACACGCCGTATCTACGTGAAAGAGGTGATGGATATGGGACATTTTTAAGAAACCTCGTTCTTGAGAATAAAAGCCCATTAATCAAAGCATATTATTCTAAAACACTGAAAACTCCAAATCGTATTACGGGGGTAGGATATGAAAAGCCAATTGTTTGGATTGTAGTCCCTTTTCAAACAAATGGTTCAGATGGAAGAGAAGAACAAAGAAAAGAGTTTCTACGAAGAATGACAGAAGTTCGTGAAACAATTTCAGATAAAGTCGACCTTAGGATAAGATTTTCAAGACAGGTTTTCAGTTCTTATATACGAAAATATCCACATCCATTGTCTGAACGAACATATTATAGGGCAAATAAAACTTTTACACCTAAATTTAACCGTGGTGCTATTTTAAATGCTGCAATCAAAACTATTACAAACGGTAAAGTTATTATAACACACGATGTAGATCTTGTTCCAGAAAGTAGTGTTTTTTATAATGCATACTCACATGACATTACTGACACTGAAGTTCTACATCTCGCAGGAAGTTGGGATCGGTATAACAAAGAGTCTAAAATAGGCTCATATCTTGGTGGAATAACTGGAATGACACCAGAGGCTTGGAAAAATACAAATGGGTATCCCAATGACTATTTTGGATGGGGCGGCGAAGATGACGAATTCCTCCGAAGAGTAAAAGATAACGAGATGACGATAATCAAAGAATATTATTCTAAAGACCGATTTTCGGTTGAAGATTTAGAAGGAATAGAAACTGTAGAAACGAAACGGAACATAATCGCGACGAAAGACACTGACAATCTTGTTAAAAATGAACTTAAAAAATTATACGAAACTGGTATTAAAACCGGTGGCCTTGATGATATTCAATCACATACTGTATTGATAGATTACAATGCCGAGAACGAGTGGGTTGATACGATTGATGTTGTAATATTACCAAGTGCGTATACAACACTTCCTAAAAGTATATATGAACCTATCACGATAGAAGATGCTAGAAAAGATATGTATCGTGAGGCTCTATATCGGTATAAGCAACATATAAATATGACTACAGAATGGAACACTATGAAACCGACTATGAATCCAAAAGAACAGGCTTATTACGAAATGAGAACACCTATTCAATATTACGGAGGGGACAAAGATGATATTCCATTTATTAAGAGATACAGAGAACGACTCAATGTTTTACCAGGTTATAAAAACCTTTTAATGGACAAAGTTGGTTCGTTCTCAATAAGTTATCCAGAAACTGGAAAACAAATGACAAATATTATGAAAATGTGTCTCGGTGAAACCGCTTCGGTTATTGACGGAACTGCTTGTCTTGGTGGAAATCTTGGATATATGTCTCAAATATTTACTGGAAAAGTTATTGGGATTGAAATCAATCCGTTTAGAGCCAAAATACTATCCCATAATATCAAAAATGTATATTTAAAAGACAAGCCTAGAAAAGTCTCTCATATAAATAATATTGTGGAAGTTGCAAGAGGGGGCATTGATGGACAAGTATTTATTATGGATGGTGATTCTAAGAATATATTGATACCAAATGTGACCGATGATACTCTGAAAACCTGTGAACCAATCGTAGATGGGTTATTTATAGACCCTCCTTGGGGAGGACCTGGGTATGAACATCTACCGGGTAAAATCGGCCTTGAAATGACTACAAGAAAAGACGGTGTTTTGACCGCTGCTGATTTCTTACGACCCATTGTTGAAGAAACAATACGTCAAAGACGTTTATTCGGTAAGACTTCGGGGATTTTATCGAGATTGTCACATATATTTATGAAAGTTCCATACAATTATGATATTGATGGTTTAGATGAAACACTGCGGGATATTGCTCACGTGTATCGTCCAATGTTGTTGATTCCTGATAGAACTAGAAAAAACAGGGTTTTCCTTGTGATTATAAGAATCAAACACACTCTTCACGAGGATGAAATCCCGACAGATTCTTCTTAGCCCATTTTAAGAACTCATTTTTTGACTCTTTATAATCCAACAATGGTGCGGGATACTCACCAATAGGTTCTGAACGTTCTTGTGAGAATATCTGTTTCGGGTCTGCTGAACGAAGTTCAGGAACATATTTGTGAATATAATAAAGGTCAGAGTCGTGTTTTTTTGCTTGTATATACGGGTTCATTCCCCGTGAATACATGTCAGTAGGGAGCAATGAGGAGATTTGGAGCCAGTTCATAAAGTTGGCGGCCCAGTCATAATCAGTCAACCATCTTGCAAAATGTTTCTCCCCTATTCTCCAGTCTAATCCCATATTCTTTACCAAATAGTTGGCCACAACCATTCTCCCGCGATTATGAATATATCCTTCCTGGCGAAGTTGGCGCATTGCTGCATCCACTAATGGAACTCCGGTTCTCCCATGTTTCCATGCCGATTCTAGTTTTTTATCATTCTTCCATTTTATAGTTTTTCCAATAGTTTTTACAGAACACCATCCGGTATTTTCCCAACTAATTAATTGATGATTTGCGTATTCACGAAATATAATTTGTCGTGTAATCGCAGGAATTTTATGTAATGCGTGATATGAATCACGAACACTTACGCATCCATAATGATGATATGCTGACAGCAAACTAGTTGGTTCTTTGAAACTATCACGAGTATCTTTATATGATTTTAAATTTTTAGAAGCATTTTTTAAGATTTTAAGACCTTCTTTTTCTCCCCCAATCACTCTCCTACAGGGAGAAACACGCATTTTTGGAAGACACATTCTTATTTCTCGTAATGATATTGTACCAGATATGTCTCCTGAATAGAACCGGGAGACTCTAGGGAGACGTTTAGCAAATGGAACCCCGTTTTCAAGAACTCTCCTATAAAATGGCTGGAATGTGGTATAAATACCGCCAGAACCAGTTGTAATATCTCTTGTTTTTTCATTTAAAAGATGGTTTTCTACAAATGTAATGTCATATCCAACTTTTTCCAAGTCATCTTGGAGTTCTTTGTCTCGTTTATTTGAAAATGGGGTAATCCCACGGGATGTGAATATATGAATGTCGTCGCCGATGGATTGTAATGTTTTAACCAATTTCTCATTTTTGTTCGTTTCATATACAAAATAAAGATCACCACCTTTTGATATTAGTTCTTCCCTGAGACATTCCAAAGACTCTAACATAAATTCAATAGAGTTATCACTTCGATACTCATTTTCCTTCCCTATTTGTTTTTTCCGAAATACAAATAAACATATTACTGGTTCTTTGGAATGCTTTAATGCCTTAATTAAGGTAAGATTATCACGAAGACGTAAATCTCTCGTAAAAATCATAACAGACATCCCCTCTACTTACAATCACATCATTACGCATCATTCCACATCGTTGCACGAGGGCAATACAACTAGAATGTCGCCAGGCAATACACCTTGAGAACGTAAAGGTTCTGACAAAGATATAGATTTTCCATATAAATTAGACTCAACTCTACATGGATATTGTTTGAATCGATAGAACATATCTAGAGACACATCTTTAGTCAATCTTATACGTTTCCTTAAATTAAGAATAGTGTCCTTAATGACCACTTCAGATGGGAGACGGAAACGGACTTTCTTCATCTATAATTTTATAATAAAAATAGATGAAGGGTTGTGTTGATGACAATAACCCCAGTCATAAATTACCTATGTACAAGACTCCAAATCCATTTGGAATCATACAAAAAGTTCCTAAAAAGTTAATACCGATGGTCATGAGACTCACTCATTTAGATAGAATCGCAATGGAGGTTCTTTTGGCAACTATCACTGTTCCAGATAAGGATCTTAAAAGATTTGTTGAAACAAAACTAACCAGGCTCTTCCAAAAGGTTGAGAAGCCAATCGAAGAAGCAATGGAGAAACTTGGTCAGAAAATGATTGAACCTATTTTCAGGGCACTACCATTTGTAAATATGACATATATACTAAGTGATCTCTCAAAAGCATCCAAAGCGTCTGATGATGTTAAAGAAAAAGGTGCTGAGGCACTTGAGAGTGTGATTGATGAAGCAAGAGACCTCTATGAAGATATTCAGGGTCCTTCAAGAACACTATCTTCACTAATACTGGGTCTTAGTAATTATCTTAAAAATGCTGATGAACGCCAAGTTATTTTAAAAGAGGTTGGACAAGACCTTGGAAAATCCCCAAAAGATGAAGACGTTGAAAGAGCAACGTCAAGATTCGTGGCTGCAAAATTGGCCAAAGACGTCGGTGATGCAGATGCTGGTGATAAAAAGGAGGTATATGCCAGAAAAGGATTGATAGATTTCTTAAAGTCTGTGCCAACCGAAAAAGATGCAGAAGAAGAGGTTAGACTTTTAGACCTTCTCAAAAAGATGGAGAAAAAAGAACTTGAAAAGGAACTAGAATAATTAAACTAGAACATCTCATCAAACGTATTCTTAATCATCTTCTCTAATTTATTTGATGGTCTCCATGTATCCCATTTAGATTCTACATCTTTCATATCAAGTATTCGTTCCTCTTTATCCATAGTTCCAATCCAAAAACAATCCGTCACAATTGGTTCGTCATCCATAGACAAACGTTTCATATGAATAGACGATGATTCCATAATCGCATTTACTAACTCTTTGTCTCTACTTGTAGAAAACGAGTAGAATACATACCGACAACAACTATCAAATGAAACGTCTTCTAACATAATCCATTCACTCAAGTGACCTGCGTGCTCTAAGAGGCTGGCTAGTAGTGCTGTATGACTATTAATAACTGGACGCAATCGCGTATTATCCATATAATAACGTTCTTGGTAGTTTTAGATGAGAACTACTGCTGTTGTCACACAACCATCTACAAAAAAAAGCGAAACTGCTCCTAAATCCGCTGCTAAAGTTCCAAGGAACACGTCTTCAAAAGAGACAAAAGAAAGAGATGACATACCCACGTCAGCCTCTGCAGCCTCTGCTGCTGCCACTACCGCTTCTGCTTCTGCTACTGCCACTGAAGATATCTCTGGGATTGAACTCTTACCTGAAAAAACACCGACTAAGATAAGCACTGTGATTGAACACGGAATCGCGTTTATAGAGAACGTAGCCCCTGGAATCGTGGATAATCTGGTAATAGGCGATACACCGATTGTTCCAATTGCTGTTGAACTTATTGAGTGGGCAGAAAACAATCTTATGACGGGAAAACTTACAGGTCAGGAGAAAAAGAGAATTGTGATTCACCTTTTATTGTGGACAATAGATCACGAAGATATTGTTCTCAATGGAGTTTTGGGAGACAAGAAGGAGACAATGCGTGATTTTGTAGAAAAAGTTATGCCGTCAATGATTGATACTATCATCGCCGCCACCAAGGGTAAAATTATGATTAATCAGTTCTCCAAAGTATCAAAATCGTGTCTGTCATTATGTTGTCCTTAATCATCATAGTCTTCACAACTTTTGCTATAATCATCGTGTGTTACAATACCAGATTGAACTGTATATATTCCTTTGAATCTTTCCGTTGGATCTTCATATTGAAGATTAAATGATAAATGTCTATACTTAATACCGGTATAAAATACCCAAGAAATAGGAGGTGTCCATGGTGTTTTAAATAAAACAATAAACTTATTTTCTCTAAAATTCCACATAATATCAGTTTGTTCGTTGTCTATGTCAGAACACGTCCCCCAGTTTTGAACACGCCACGCAGTAGTTGCCCCAATCGGGGGCACAACCGTTCTAGCAAATGATAAGTTCGTAACTCCTTTGTTTTCATATAGAAATCTCTGCAAAGATTCTATTTTACCGGATACAGTCAGTTTATTAATACAATAAGATACCATTTCTATAATAAATGTTATAACATTATCATTTTATAAACAGATGCCAGAATTTCGTGGATTTAAAAATGAAGAATCTCCATTGCCGGATACAAAAATACCGACAACAGTAATACCGAGAAAAGGAGATAAAAAATGTACGGTGTTAAGTGAATCAGTAAATCGTCTAAATCGTGGAGAATATAATGGTCGTTTTCATTATTCGGCAATCGTGTATTTACAAAACCTAAAGAGGTATGTTTTATTATATAGAAAATCTACAAAAGTATGGTCGGTGGATAACTTTGTTCTTCTTCAAAAAACACTCGATGCCTCTATGAATATGGTAGATACCAATGAGAAACTTCAAAAATATATTCACAAAATTCATGATATTCAACCTATAGGGTATACCAGACGCAATAAAAGAAGACAAAACACTACAAAGAAAGATTAACTCTCATCATCACTGAGACATTCAATATCATCGTCATCTTCAGAATCGGTATCGCTTTCAGGGGGGATATAATGATCAACTACATCCATAAAATTCAAGGTGTATGTCTTTTCTGTATCAATCTTTTTTAATTTATACCCTTTCAATAACTGATTTGATCCGCTATTTGCGATTTTATTCAAAATAAAACGACCAAGTTCTACGTGAATCGCCTTTGGACCATGTATTACACATTTATTGGGATCCATTGATATGTGTATTTTTAGTTTATGAATAAATAACATCAATTGTTAAGATGCAAACTCAAGTAGCAAGCAGTATTTGTGTTAAAATGTTTAAAGTTTTAAAACTTATACCAGATACAGAACAGTTTCAACATCCATCTAATCTTATTGGTATCAAAATCCCGAAAGAAAATATTATGAAAGAGGGACAATTAGAACTTATCACCCCATTACTTAATGAACTTCGTGGGTTTTATAGTGCGTCTGGGATGAGTTGCTTGAGGACAAGTGGGGCAAAATCAAAAACACCTGTAATAAATGCCCTTCGGCAAATTTGTAAGGCAAATGGTGTATTGATGAAACCCTACTCTAAATCCAATGGATATGAGCCTAGTGGAAAAAAGAAGATATCACGATGGTTTGAAATACATTCTATGGACGAAAGTCTTGATGATAGTAGATGCCACGAACAAATGGCAAAACCAGAAAAAATAGAAGCCGAAAACCTTCTCATAGAGAACGCACGAGAAGACTCATCCGCGAAGCATCTGAGTATCCAGTAAAAAAGGGGGTTATTTATAAAACAATTTCTCACTCTCCATGTGCTAAAAAATACATGAACGATAAAGATGCGGGGAGATTTCGTGGATATGATGTTTCACAAAAAATGAAAGATACTCATCAGGTCATACGAAAACCAATCGTAATTCGCGATTGTGATACAGGTGACATTGTATTGGCATATGCCCCCAAATATTTTGATGCGGATATCGTTACAAAATCCGCAGAAACATTATTGAAATATGCCCCTCTAACGGGGTTTAGAGGAGAAGCAGCAGGAAAAGCAGACCCTGAAAATATACGCGCGAATATTACGGGGAAAGGGGATATTATTATTACAGCATCAAAAGAAACCAGTTGGGCGGATATTAAAAGATATACTGGTTCAAAAATAAACCTTTCTAATTTTGTTATGAGTGGGAATCTAGGTTATTACTCGCGAAAAAGACTAAATACAATACGAGAGGCAACGGGTGATTCTGAAGAAGCGATGCGTCTTATTTCTGAATCTGTACGTTTCTTAAAAGAATACACCCCTGAAATCTACAAAACAATGTATTCTGCGATAAATGATGAATATAGATTTGGGGGAAAAGACTCGCCTTTTACAACTATAACCGTCAATAAAGATTTTCAAACGGCAATGCATCGCGATAAAGGAAATCTCAATGGATATGCGGTATTAACTGCAACACACATCGGTGAACCATTTAAAGGGGGGAATCTTCATTTTCCACAATATGGCATAGCCGTTCCTCTCAGGAAAGGTGATGCTCTTGTTGCAAATGTAAAATTACTTCACGGAAATGAAAAAATAGAATATCCAGATAAAGAAGGTTCTAGAGTATCATTTGTTTTATATGCCAGGGAAGAATTCAAAAGATAGATACTATTTAGACTCTTACACGCGCAATGATTCTGTTTACCACGGACTCTCTTTCAAACCAAGAGACCCCCCTATCTGCCCATAAACTAATCTCAAATGGATTGGCTTCTGTAGATACTCTGTTTGACAAATCTCGCGCTTCAGACCTTATTCGTCTAATATGTTGTTCATAAGAAGGCATACATATCAATTCACAAGCATTAAGTGACATTATATGATTTTCCACCCAATCTCTAAATCTTTCTTTAAGTTCTTCATCTATGTCGCACATTTGTGATTATTAAGTTTTGTAATATATCTTAAGCGTGTAATCAATTTATCGCGTAGTAGTCCTCTTGCGTTTTGTTTTTTTAGTTTTCTTAAATCTCATATTTTTCTTTGTTTTTTTAGTTTTCCCACCCCTCTTTGAAGTCTTGCGTTTACCCGCAGTTCTAATTTCATCAAGAACGCTTGGAATAAGTTCGTCTTCATCATAATCTTGTGGTGTCTGATCGTCATTATTTTTTATTGTTAGATCGGCTCCATTTTCAATAAATATTCGTATTATCTTTTTAACATCATCAACATCAAGTGTAGGTTCCTCTCTATCATATAGCATCAATAAATGAAGCGGTGTATTTCCATCTTCATTGGTCTGTTTTACATTTGACCCTAAACTTACTAAAGTTTTGATTAATTTTACAAATCCTTTACAATCCTCGCACATATATTCATCTAGGTTTTCCATTATATACATAAGGAGTGTGTGACCATCCTCATTTCTATCATCAATATCCACACCTTTTTCAGTCACTAAGATTTTAATCATTCTTATAGCGATATCTAAAGGAATATCAATGAATAATGACCCTATATGTACTAAAAAGAATAACAGAGTATGTCGTTTTCCGTCTAACTCAAATATCTTATTATTTACATTTATATCAGTATTACGCAGTATATATTCAAATACTTCAAAGTTATTAACACCAATTATAGTAGCATAAATTAAAGGGATTTCACCATCAACTAATTCTCTATTGAAATCATACCCATGGCTTATCAATAAATCTATATATTTTAAGTTTGGATTTAGATTCATTTCAAGTGCTTTTAATAAAACAAAGAGAGGTTCGTCTTCATCTCTATCTCTGGCATACATAGACGCCCCTTCATTCAATAACTTATCGGCAATTTCAAATCTATCCTTTTCAAAAGCATACGTTAATGGTCTATATTTACGACCTCTCATTATTGAATCCGGTTGTCTGTATTGCTTATGAATATCACATCCTTTTTCTAAAAGATAATAAACCATATCTTTTTGATTGTGTCGTATAGAAGTATGAATTAAAGGCTCTATATTTCTACGTTCGGCCTCAGTTTCATATATGCTTAAATCAAAACCAGATACATCACTCAAAATACTATTTAAAATATTCGGATTATCATGTGACACAATTAAGTTCAAAAGTGTGTGTTCACGGAAATCACGTATGATTGTATTTTCAGCAATCTCATGTTTCGTTAATCCTTTCATAAGAGGTTTTGAAAGACGATCTAAAATAGATGAACTTATTGAACGGCGTTTCAATAATAACATCAAGGGTGTTTCACCATCGTCATTCAAGATTTGTACTTTTGTAGTATCTTTTCTTGTGATATTTTCAATAACCTCAGTATGTATAGAAAGGTCTGTTGCGCTAACAGCGACGTGTAAAGGGGTATAACCAGCGATATTTTGAATATTTATAAAATCACAAGAAACATCTAGATTGATAATTTCATTTGCGATATCAATGCTATTATTCATGATTGCTTTATGCAATGGCGTGTTTCCATATTCATCTTGATAACACACAAATTGTTCTAATCTTCTACCAAGTTGACGAGAGAATCTTCCTACAAACCCTCTATCAAAAGATATCATTCTACGAACACTATCTATGTCATTATCAGTCACAGCCCTGTATAATCTATTGCTAAAAAAAGATCTTGGTTCAACGGTCGTTGGTTCAGGAGCCGTTGGTTCAGGGGTCGTTGGTAAACCAAATAAAACTCTTGGTGCAGGAAGTTCTCCTGATCTAACAAGTCTTCTTGGTGGTACAGAGGGTAACTCATAATCTTCAGTAAGATCCATTGTTGACGCTGTATCACCATCATCATCCCCTGTAGCCAAACTTGGGCCCAATGGTGGACCAGGTGTTTGATCGGACATTCTATTACACTATTTTATAATAGTTATAGAACCATTCCTCTTCCGATAAGGAAAAATCCAAATAGTCCAATCAATAACCCCAGATGCCAACGAACAGACATATAGCGATATACATTCAACCAGGCTTCACTCTGTTTTTTCGTATTTAGGTTTCGAATCATCCAATCGCTCTTAGGCATAAGGATATAATAGAAATATTGCGTCAAGAGAACAATTGCTGCAAATGAACATCCGTTCACCATAGGTGATATTGAACTGTCGACCATTAAAGACAAAATACCAACTAGAACTAACCCAAGAAGAGTTCCTTGGATATAAAGAGTTAAACGCTCATTTGCGATATTGTCAAGAGCCTGTTTTTGGATAGGGTCTAATGTTTTATGATATTTTTGGAAAACAGGGTCATTTTTTGTTACAAGTGCCGTGGCAATTGTTCCCCCTACAAGCGCAAAACCGATCGCACAGTTTGTAATACATACCATTTATAAATACATAGAATATTTATGTATATTACAGACCAAACATAAATACAATACCACCAATCATAATACATAACATCACTATTACTACCATATTCATAATATACGAACGCACATTTTTCACCATATAATAATCTTCAGAATGATATCCACGTTTTTTGTAGTATTCTGTGACTCCAATACCAGAAATCACAGCAATTCTCGTATATCCTCTCCATAACGCAATATTTTCTGCCATTGCAAGAAGACGCTTTCCAATTCCACGATGTTGTTCGTGATATCTTGTTTTAGTTCTAAATCCTACTGGAAGCACATTACCATACACGTGTAATTCTCTGACAAGTGCCG